CCAGCCGGTGCCGGTGGACACGACCAGTGCCGCCCGGCCCGGCCCCAGCGCCGCCGTCGCCGCCCCATCGATCTGATCGCCGCCCGAACGCGTCAGCGTAATCGTGCCGGTGCCTCTGTTCGCGACAACGACCGCAAAACCCGCCCCCAGCGTGGCCGCCTCCGCCAGCGTCAGTGCCCACGTGCCGGTGCAGACAATCACCCGGCCGCGATCGGCCGCCGAGACGCTGCGCGCAGACGACGCCACCGCATGGCCCGAGACAAGCGCCCCGAGCGCCGCCAGCGCATCCGCCGGGTCGGATGACGTGCCCAGCGCCTCGGCGATGAAATCGCGCATCTGCACCAGCGCGTCCGACAGGGTCTGCGCCGCCATCGGCTCCTGCTGGAACGTCGCAGCCGCGGGCAAGGTGGTCATGGGGGATCTCCCAGATAGGTCCAGATGGTGTCGCCGAGGGTCTGCCAGACGGTCTGGCCGCGGCGCCGGGTCCAGACGTATTCGAGGTTGGCGTCCTCGCGCGTGAGCCAGACGATTGGCCGAGCCACGCCGGCCTGCGTCTCGGCCCATGGCCCCGCGCTGCGGCCGATGGCACGGACGCGGAAGCGCGTACGCGGCCCGTAGGGCGGGCGCAGGGTGACGCTCGCCGACGCCGTCTCGGCCGCGCGAGTCCAGCCGGCAGCGCTGACCGTACGGATGCCGCCCTCGGCCATCTCGATCTCGTAATGCGTGGCCCCCGGCGCGGGCGACCAAGCAAGGAACGCGATCGCGTCGGGCGACAACACAACCGAAAGCCCCGTCACCACCGGCGCGTCAGGCAGGCGCGGCAGGGCGCCCGTGCGCAGGGGCGGCGGTGCGACACCAATCTCGGCCACGTGCACGGCCGGGTCTTCGATCACCGCCTCGATTTCGACCGTCACGGCGTCGCGCGGGCGCACCGCTGCCACCTTGGCCAGCGCCGCCCAGCTGTTCGCGCGACCGAACGCGACCATGGTGCGCAACCGACCCTGCCCGGTGTCCGGGGTCAAGCCGGGATCGACAGCAAGGACCGCCTCGCGGTCGGTCGCACCGCGGCTCGCCGCCACAGGCCCGGCAAGCGAGCCGTCGCGGCGGCGCAGGCCGATGACATGACCCGACCCCGACCAGTCGAGCGGCTCGGAGAGCGTCAGCCGCCGCGTCGCAGCATCCCAGGCCACCGCCTCGGCCTGCGCGCCCCAGCCCACAAGATCGTGCTGCAGCGCGATGAGGTCGCCCGGCGCAGGGATGAAGCCTTCCATCTCGGTGGCGAAGCGCACGACCCGGCGGCGGTAGCGGTTCGCGGCGGCCTGGTAGAGCCCTTCGCGCAGCGCCTGCGCCCGGCTTGTCACCCCGTCGAGACGCAGCGTCGCCGGGCGGCCTCCGGTGCTGCCGGGCAGGCGAGCAATCACGCGCTCGGGCTGCCACGTCTGCGCGTCCAGATAGCTCACCTCGACAGCGTCGGCAATGCCCGTGCCCGGCATTAGCCAATCGATCCCGAACGATCCCTCGACGATATTCCTCTGCGAAAACAACGCGACCGGAATCGCCTCGGGGCCGTCGCGCACCACGCGCAGCCGCCCGCCCTGCATCAAAACCCGCGATCGGCCCGTCAGCGCCACCCGCGCCGCCGCATCCCACCAGCCGCCCGCCTCGGTCAATCGAATATCGCAGAAGTCCCCCCGAGCGGTCCAGAGCGCATCAAGCGCCAGCAGACCCGCAAGGTCAATTTGCGCGTCCGGCAGGCCCGGCCCGTAATCCGCGTTGCGCGCCATGTCGGCCAGCGCCCAGGCTATCGAGCGCGTCGGTTGCGGCGCCGTCCAGTGGCTGCCAGTCCAGACCGGCAGCTTTCGGGTGGCGGTCACATGGACCTGCCGCGATGCCTGACGCGCCAAGTTGCCGGTGGCGCGGAACCGCATCGCAAGCAGCGTGACCGGCGGCCAATTCTGCGCCTCGGTCAGATAACCGCGCAGGCCGCCCCAGGCGACGTCGTGAGCGTTTGTTTCGACGGTGGACCGAACATCGGTACGCCAGGCGCGCACCGCCCAGCGGCCGGCCGTGGGCAGAGGATAGCGCCACGACCGCCGCTGCGGCGTGCGCGTCTTGTCGCGCAGCGTCTCCTCGCCCAGCAATATCCAGTCGCCGAGCGGTGTGCCGGCATCGTCGATCCGCCGCGCCTCGAAACGCACGGTCGTCGCCAGTTCAGCCAACCGCCCCTGCGCGTCAGTCGCGTACAGACCGCCCGGCCAGACAAGATCAACCCCGACAGCCGTCGCCGTCGTGCCGGGAGCCGAGGCCGGAAAACCGTTCACACCGCCAAGGATCGTTTCGACGTCGAGCGTGCCGGAGCTGGCAGTCCAACTGGGCACCTCGACCGTCCAGCTGTCCTCGTCCGGCACAGTGGCGACAGCGGCGATCACCGCGGGCTTGCCCGGCGCCGTCAGGCGCACGGTCTGCCCGCTGGCCCGGCGGTGCTTCGTCTCGGTCACCGTCAGCGTCGCGCCCGAGCGGGTGAAGGCGCGGCTCGCGCGCGCGCGCAGGTCCTGCCCTGAGACGAGGGGCGAGGTCTCGACCGCCGCCGGGAACAGCGTCACCTGCCCGCCCGGCGGGATCACCTCGTATTCGACCTCGCCGAAGGCTTCGACGGGCACGTCGCCGATGCCGATCCGCTCGATGTCGTACGCGCCCGCGCCGAGGCAGTAGAGGCAGTAGAGGAACTGCTCGTTCCCGGCCGTCTCGGCCCAGGGCGCGGCGGCGAAATCGGGCTGGCTGCGGATACGGCCGTATTGCACCGGGATCGGCTGTTCGAGGCGCGCCGCATTGCCTTGGGGCGTCAGGCTGAACACCTCGCCCGCCGCCGGGCCGCGGTCTATCGTCGGCGGCGGCAAGAGCGCGTTGATCAGCGCGTTGCCGCCCGCAATGATGGCGAGCTGCGCGACCGCCGTGCCGAACTTGTTGAGCTGGAGAAGCCCTGCGGCCCAGGGCGCCACCACGATCAGCGCCAGCGACAGGATCGTGCGCAAGGGGTCCGACCCGCCCTGCCCGCCGCCGCCCGTCGGCAGCACGATCAGCGCGAGGTGATCACCGTCCGCCAGCCGCCGCCGCCAGCCCGCGCGCAGCAAGGGTCGCCCGTTCAGGATCGCCAGAACCGGCCGCCCGCGCCCGACGACGCCCCGCGCCAGCGCCCGCACCCGCGCGCGTCGGCGCAGCACCCGCCGCTCGGCCGAGGCCGGGTCGAACGGATTGCGCAGGGTGACGACCGCGGCCCTCATGCCCACTCCGGCCGGCGCAGGACCGACACGATCCGGTAGCCGGTCTCGCCGATGCGCCCGGCAGGCGTGCAGACCGCGCCGGCCCGCTCGATCGCGTGCAGCACGTGCCGCGGCGCCACCCAGATCCCGACGTGACAGGGGTGCCGCCCGCGCGCCATCAGCACGCCGTCGCCCTCGGCCGGCACCGCGACCGCAACCCAGCCCGCGGCGCCCGCCGCCAGCGCCCGGGCCCCCGCGCGGGGGTCGGACGGATCGACGGGCAGCGGATCAACATCGCGCCCGAACTCCTCGGCCCAGACGGCGCGCGCCAGCGACCAGCAGTCGCTGACGCCGGGAACCCAGGGCGTGCCGATCCAGCGGTGCACCCAGTGATCCGCCCGGCAGCCCGTCATATTCCGAACTCCAGCGTCGGGAACCGCTCGCGCGTGTAGGTCAGGCGCGGAAATCGCTCGTTAACGAGATCGGCCCAGGCGGCTGTGGCGGTCATCCGCGCGACGCCGGCGCTGACCGTCCGCAGCGTCAGGCCGCGCACGACATATTCCGGCCCGTCGAGCGCCGTCGCGGCGATGAAGCGGCGCCAGACGATTTCGATCGGGTCAAGCGTGGCGACGGCCGCGTCGATCTCGGCCACAATCTCGCGCCCGGCGGTGTCGATCTCGGCCTCGAGCACGCCCGGCGCGTCGGGCGTGGCCTCGGGCGGGCGCAGGCGGAAGGCAAGCGGCACAAAGGACACCACCGCACCCGCATCGCGCGGCGCATCCGCCTCGAGCCGCGCCTCGAGCGCCCTCCCGTCGGCCACAATCCGCAGCGGCTGGGTGAATGCCGGGTGCCAGACCTCGAGCGTGTCGAGAATCACGGTGCCGTCGGGGACGCTGGCATAGGCCTCGGCCAGTGCGGCGGAAAGCGCAGGATCAGGCATCGCGGGCCTCCACGGGCAGGGTGAATTCCCAGTTGAGCGAGGGGCGCGGCTCGGCCAAGAGGGGACCGAGCGGCAACACCTCGCGCCGCACGTAGCCACCGCCGACCGCGATCGGGCAGAAAAACCAGGCCGATCCGCCTGCCGCCCCCAGCGCGGTGCCATCGGCGCCGGTTGGCACGAACACGCCCTGCTCGCGCTGTCCGCGCCGGGCGTTGACCTGGCCCACGCCCA